GATTTTCAAGCTCGGTATCAGACAAACCAGAATAAGTCTCTCGGTCCCACTTGTCGGAATCGTCCCACCAGACTTTGACAATACCCACCTTCGCCAGGAGTGCGTCTGTGAACCAGGTGTTAGCGACTTCAAAGAAATTGGTTTGTCGGGAGAGTACCCAGTTAATGTAGTCCTGCGCTTGCTCAGCGTAAGGCACGTCCTCTGGGCCTTGGGCGTGGACTTTGGCGATTTCATCACCGGAGGCAAACACACGCATCAGCGAGGGTTTGATCCATTCAATCGTATCCATCACAGTAGAATCTACAACCTGAGAGCGACCTTCCACCTCGTTGCCAAATGGTTGCCCGAGATAGTATTCGAGCGCCTTCCTGCGCTGGGCTGAGATTTCATCCCCGTAGCCGAGTGCGGATGTGACCTCAGTGTCGATTCTTGCTAGTAGTTCTTCGTCTGTTGGTTTTTTTGCCATAGTCCGTCCTTGGACATTTCGATGTTAGGCATAAGCCAGGAATGGTTTTTTGTTGTTCATCGCCAGCGGTACGCCCTTTTCCTGTAAGTCCTGGCGCATTTCGGGGGTGATGTCGATGTACCAAACATCAGGGTTGAAATTGTGTTTTAACAACCATTCGTGCGCTTCCTCTCTCGATGGAAATGCTGTTTGTACTGCTTGACCCGATTCAGTATGGATAACATCAAACCAAGGTTGCCCACGCGGTGTCGCTGGCGCTTTAGGGGTACTTTTATCAACTATTTCATATCCACTGAGAGGTAAATTTTCTCGCGCCTTCTTCGGCTCTACCCCGTACTTCTTCAGGAACTTCTGAGCGAACTTGGTGATCTTTCCGTCATAGAGTTGTTTGTGGTACTCGCCGCCGACTTCCAGGTCGAGGCCGGAGTATGTTGCTGGCTTTCCAACCACTGTTTCATACTGGGAAATAGCGTGTCCCCTGTTAGTCTTTACAACATCATAATCCGGCGCAACAACATCGCTGACAATCTTCTCAGCCATTTCCTTGCCGACATAATCGGAAAGTTTGTCAGGAGTAACATTCTGTAAGTTCTGTGCATGACCGTCTTTGTGGATCACTGCGAGGTTGAAGTTATCTCCAACAGCCTGTGCTTCAATCGAATTTATGTACTTCGCCAGATTGTACCTGTCAGCCTGTACGTCACCCGTTGTCCAGGTGAGGCGTTCTATAGAGGGGTCGTTTATCCCTTCCATCAGCGCACGTTTGAATGCGAGTTCGTGCCAGTCTTTTTTGAATGGTGCGTCTGGGACAGTACCCGCACCAGGGGCCGCAGTTAGCGCTCCTTCACCGAATTGACGGGCGACATCTTCGGCGGCTTCTCTCGTATGCTCAACCTCCACCAATTCACCACCACTGTCATAAATCTCCCACAAACCGTCTTCAGTTTCTGAAACTGAATACTCTGATGATGGGCCTGTGTAGTAACCCTTCTTCTGCCCTTGCTGATGCCAATCCGATTGGATTTCTTCTATATGTAGTGCTTTCTTACCACCGACATCGCGCTCGTTTGTGCGGATGTGGGCGAGTACGTTGGGCTCTGACCAATGGCCTCCGGTGTAATTAGGCATCGGCTTGCTGGTGTCGATGACTTTTACTATTTGGCCGCCTATACGACTGGCTTCTTCTTGCGCTCCCTCTAATGTTTGAACGGCGGCTGCATAATTCGGGGAACCATCAGGCGGTTTAATCGCGTAGGTACGAACATTGGGCGGTTTTTCCGGCAACTGCACCAGAATCTCTTTCGGGTTACTGCCGCCTGGGAGGTTTAGGTTTTGTTCTTCTCCGTATTTAAGCGGTTGCCGAGAAGCCTCATCCATTTGGACTGAATAAAGGTGTGGAATTCTGTTTTGGATATCTCGTAATTCTAGGATTTGTTCTCGCAACGCATCATCATCAGGATCATAGGGTATTAACCGCGAATCGTGCCCCATTCCGAGTTCGTCTTCCCAACTTGCGATTCTCTCACTTATCTTTTGCTGAACTGCATCAACTACCCCCTGCTCTCCGCGCTCCTCCCATCCCTCTTTAAGTTTCCACTCATCAATCAAAACATCTTCAATTAAGACTGCCCTAGCGTGTTCTGCGGATGTTGGTTTGTCGTTACCAGCACGTTTCGCTAAAACATGAGGAGAGTAATCGACTGGCGCACCATCCCGATAAAAATCAACACCACCGACCGATAAACCCTTAATATAATGATCACGATGACCAGCCCTGACTGTCTCATCCAGCTCTATCGGGTTCCACATTGAAACCACTTCTTCCTTCGTAAGCGTACCTGGGGCTTGTTCTAACGCCTGGAGTAGTCCTGTTTCCTTCGCCTCTTTCGTTGCACCGGGTTCTTTTTTAAGGTGTGCCAGGTATTGTCCAGATTGGCCTTTACCTGGGGCTGTGGTAAGGGCTTTACCAGAGGGAGAGTAAAAGCCCATCTTGTTACGGCCACCCATGCCCAACATCAGAAACGGGGCTAACTGCTCGTCCGTCACTGCCGGTATGGACAGTGGGCCTAATCCCAGGTTTTCAGAACCTTGCGAGACTAATCGACTTAGCGCATTCACCTGTGGCGCTATAAGGCCACCAGCCTGTACTGCTGCGTCCTGGATAAAGGGGGATGTGGGGTTCAGAGAGCTGACAACACTTACCGGATTCCGGTGCTGGGCAAACCCCCCCATTCCCTGATAAAACTGGTTCTTGAGGCGGTCAGGATACGCCTGGATGTAATTCCAGAGATTCACACGATCCCCAGTTTCGGGTACTTAATGTCCTGGTCCCACCTGTCATCCTTCCCGGATGCGGCGAAACGGAGTGACAGCGCACCGTAGCGGGTAGCTGCCATGATGTCATCATTCCGGTCTACCACCCGGCCCTCCTTGCGGTGATAAATCCGAAACTCCTGCCACCACTCCCCCAATGTGGAGAAGACCTTGAACTTGTCGTTTTCCATCCGCTGCAGCATCTCCATAATGCCCGTCTCGATGGAGTTCCCCCCTTTCTTTTCCCCTGGTGCGGGTGGATTTTCAAAATGAGAGAAGTGCATATTACATCCGAGGTTTCGGTATTGGTCTGCCAGGCCAGGGTTGCCCATCGCGTCCCTGCGGTGACCGTCATGCGGCCAGATGATAGGGATGAATGAAGGCCGCGTTTTTATTGCGGCAGCGTGGATGTGGGGTGCTGCTTTTGCGAGTGCGTAGACATCGTAAACATAGACCACATCCTCTTCCCGATCGTGAGCTAAATAGACTACAGCGGTTTTGTGGTCAAACCCGAAGTCTATCCCCGCTACCCTCGGCCACTCATCCGGGATGGTGAAGGGCTCGACCATCAGCTTGGACTCATCCACTGGGAAGACCAGACCGGAGCCGATAGCGGGTCGGCCGTATCTCCGCATCTCCCTTTCGTGTGGGGAGTAAGCGGAGAGGATCTGCTCCATTACCGACTGGGTGAGATGGCCTGGTTTCCTCGCCTTGCTGCGTATCTTCTCAGATGCGTCATCCCATGCAGCGGTGGTGAGGGACTGTCCTGGTTGGAGGTTGTTCAGAAACGCATGGACGGTTTCCGTCATTCCACTCTCAGGGGTGAAGGTAAGAAAGGTCATGCCCTTTGTCGAGAGAGTCCGGGTCACACACTGGCTGTAGAGATCCCTGCTGGGCTCCTCATCCAACCAGATTGCCGACACTGCCCTGCCCATGAATTTCTCCACCCCCATCTCGTAACTTTTAAACTGGAGGGTGGAGTTACCCCCGGAGATGTGTTTTACCAGCGCCAGGGATTTAGCGTTTGGCACACCGGGCTTGCGCTCGGTGGTGACGATGCAATCGTGGGGTATCCAGCCGGTCCCGAGAGCTGAAGGGTCCTCCGGGGCTCCCAGGAGTTCTGCCTGGACAATATCCCTGGTGGTTTCGTTAGACACACCACAGGCCCAGGCGACAATGGGGTTATTAAACCTCCTGCCCTGCCACCAGTCGGGGTATCTGCCGGTGACGTGCATAGCTAACTCGGCGGCTCCGCTCATGGATTTACCCACCCGGTTGCCCGCCATAAGGAGGCGCTGGTTGCACTCCCTTCCGGTAGAGTGAAATCGCTCCTGGAAGGGATAAGGGTCGTATGTGTCGAGCTTGTTCAGCCGCTCCCTTTTTTTCAGTTCTCTAGCAATCTCTACCTTACGGACGAGGTTGATCACGTTTAATTTAAGATAGTGGGGGCTTCCGCTGGTGCCTCTTCTTCCCCCAAAAGAACCTTCAACTCCCTTTCCAGGTCGGCGGTGGAGGATTGCTCAATGTGGGTCTGCTCTACCCGCTGTACTGCCTGGTAGCCCGATCTGTCCAGAATGTCCTTGGCGGCGGCTAGTTTGACGGTGTCGGATGTGGACTGTTCTGCGAGCTTCAGCAGGGTATCCAGGGCCATCTGTGCGCCATCCATCATCTTCAGCTCTGTGCGTGACTTTATCTCAGCCTGGAACTGCTTTCGGAGTTGTGAGCCTTTGGATTTGGCTGATCTTTCCGGGTAGCCAGCAAGGATTGCAGCGCGATTAGCATCTCCGAACTTGATGTAGTTGGTGATGAAGGCGTTTTGTTTGGATGTGAGCATATTAGATGTTGGTTATGGATGTGGATTTGACCCCC